CCCATGCGTCTACTGCTAAACCTCCACATCCTTTAGAATATGGAACGTCTTTGTATTGCAGATGTCTAGCAAAACTTGCCATCCTGCTTATCGTATCCCTTGTGATGTTTTCTTTATTAGCTAATTGGTATGCTCTGGCTTTTCCAGTTTGAGTTAGGCAAGAACCCCACCCGTTTTTTTCCGCCCATGCAACCGCCCTTTTTGCTGCGTTTACTGCCGCTTGAGGATAATCATTGTAACTATCTGCCATTGATACCCTTATAGCCGCCCATGCCCTATGTGCAGCCTCTTCGGTCTCATAAATACATGAGCCGCTTCCTATTCTGTACTTTGAATTTGAGCATTTGATAACTGGCATAACTGTCTATAAATGCTTTCCCTTTGTTGATTTATCTCACTTAGGTTAAAATTGTCATAACAATACTTGTATAACTCATAACCAGATTCCTCCCTAAGCCATTTATCTTTAGCTAAAAGTTTAATCCATTTATACCAGTCCGTTTGTTTCTTGACATAAAAAACGGGCATATCCTTATAGGGATGAACATCTGAAACTATAGCAGGATTAAATTTAGCAGCCGTTTCTAAGATTTTTAAATTAGACTTCATTGAGTTAAACTTACTATCAACTAACGGAATTAGGCTTATGTCAGAATCCCCGTAGGCTTCCATATATCTCGTGACATCGTTATACCGATAAATTTTAGTATCTAGTTTCCTTCCTGCACTAAAATAATAAGCCATTGTGTCCCATACGTGGTTATCAACATATCCAGCCATTACCATTTTTATTGGTAAGTTGGTTAGTCTTTTAACTGGTTCTTTTAATATTTTTAAATCATGCTGGTGTGTATCTGAACCAGACCAGAACAACCTAACAACATCACTAGGTATTTTCTTATCTAGATATTGCTCATCCCCATAAGGTAAAGCATTAGGTATAATGTGAACGTTTTTATTATATGGGTAAACTTCTTCTGCTAGTCTTTCATGCGTTACAGTTGCTATATCTCCTAGCCTTAAATAGTTTGTTATCTTATTAGCTATATTTCCGTTCATGTATCTTTCATAAAGAACGTGAGTAGCATCTAGCTTCCAGTAGTCGTCATTGTCTATAACTAGTTTAAAATTGTATTTAACTTTCCATTTTTCTATCTGCTCTGGTTCTATGTTGAGCATCCTATTAATAACAACAATATCAAAACCTTTCTCTAAAACTTCCTCATTTAGTAGGTCAGTTATTAGACAATAGTCTTTCTTCATGTGAGTTAGTGGCATCATTATCCTATGCCAACCTACTCCACTATGTTTCTGTGTTATTCCTAGTATTCTCATTTTTTAGGTCTTCCTTTTTTCTTTGGTAAACTTTGAACTTGTTCTTGTGGAAGTGCTAGGTAATAAGCATAAAGTCTTTTAACACAATCCATAACACAACTAGAACACCATTTAGTCAAAACAAATTGTGGGTCTAGATACTTTCTATAGATATGTTCGTACATATTCAATAGATGAATATCTAGATTTCTAATATACCCATTCTGGCAGGTATGATAGTTATTTATATTTTGTTCTAGGTAGTCTTTGTGCTCTTGTTCCATAATATATCTATTAATATTTTAATTATTGGTGCTGCTACTCCAGATACAAACATTATAAAAAATACATCTACGATAATTGTAGGGCAAAAATATAATACTAAAGCAACCCATGAAGCCAAACATGAAGCACAGTTAAATGGCTTAAAGTTTATTTTCCACTTAGCGTAGAATCTGTGAATGTCTACAAAGAAAACTGCAAAACAAACTGCAGCGATTATAATTTGCCCCATCCCGATTTCTCCATTAAGTAGGTTCTGTAATTCTCTAACCATAGTAAAAATTTAATCATTGCTTCTAATTTTGGTTTTTAATTCTTTCTTTATTTTATTTATAGTTCTTACTACCGATATGTAAGGAATCCCTAAAGCATGACTTAACTTTTTAGCGTTGCAGTTAAACTCAAAAGTATATAGCCTAAATATTTCTTGGTCATACCAGTATAAAGATTCATAATGTTCCCTTACAGAATTACTAACATCAACTTGCTCGTTCTCTATTTCCTCAATCGGTACATACTCCACAAAGTTTCTAAACTTCTTATAAAATTTATGGTCTGTACTTCTTATTAGGTTTAACATTATCCTTACAATATAAAACCTTAGCTGCTTTTTATGATAAAGGTCTATAAGTTTTTCTTCTGGTATCTCTGCTATCCTTAAAAACAATTCGCTTTTCAGTTCTTCTTGGAGTTCTACGGGGTGCATCTTGCTTATCGCTTCGTTTACCTCATGCGACTGCCAAAACTCTACTAAAATATCAGAACGGAGTGTTTGCAAATTCTACTAATAAAGGTTCTTTGTTTTCATCTACTGTACAAATATACACCTTTGCCCCACAATTTAAAGCATCTTTTAAACGTTCTATCTGTTCTGGTCTTAATCTGTCTAGTTCAGTCTTAACCTCAATAGCTGCATAAATACCATCTTTAGTATAACCTTGCAGGTCTGCCCATCCCTTTTCTACTGTTCCCTTCCTGCGTCTCACTGGAATGTTGTTTACTCTGTTTAATCTGTACCCTTGTTTTTCTAGGTGAGCTTTCGCCCATCTTGTTAATTCTGCTGCAGTCATATCCGCAATGAGGACAAATTTCCAAGCCTCGTTTGGTTTTATAGATTGTTACTGTAAAATGTTTGTTACACAGTTGGCATCTCATATTTCCTAATTATTTCTATTGGTAGAAACTTTTGTAACTCAAAACCTTCACCGCTAAAATTCATAACTCTAGCAGAATTAAAAACCTTTGCAGGTATATTAAAGTTTTCTTTATCTATTGTTAGATGCACATAATCTATATCTAGATTTTCAAATAACGCATAGTTGAATCCATAAGACTTTGTTTTATAATGATAGTGTCTTTCAGAGTTCTTTTTGACTATTAAAGTTTTCTTATCGTAGTCGTAATGTGCAATAAGTTTAGGTCTTTTGCCTTTTAAAAATAATCTTAGCTTAAAAGGTCTGCCAGTTTCCATCACTAGCCTATTGCCTTGCTTGTCAAACATTTGGTATTCCATGTGGTTTATTTTAAAGATTTACTATCTGGGTTTTCTCCTTTGCTCATGTATTTGCAAAGTTCGTATTTTGGAAACATCTGCTCTAGGAAAGATTCATCGTACCATAATCCTTTAACTTCAAATAAATTCCCTTTTGGTGTTATCCTCCAGTGCAGATTTTGTCTTTCTTGGTTTTTCTTTAGCATTACTGCTATCTTATCTGTTTTCATATTTTATACCTCCTTCGTGGCAAAAGTTATTATAAATAGAATCATCTTCTGAATCATAATCTACCCATTCGCAATGGTCTTGACATTCTGGGCATATTCCGTAATCTTCCATTATTGGTTCGGTCATTTCTGCACCGCAACAATCTGATATTTTCATATTTAATATATTATTTTAGCTGAATCACAAACAAAAAATTTCTGTAATTGATATGTATTACCAATTTTTACATTTCTATATGTATAATGTCCGCCTAAGCAAATTTCTTTTGTAGTATTAAAAAAATTATATATCTCAATGGATAAGCCAATTATTACATAAAGGCAAAGAATCACAACTACTAATATAACTAATCCAATTAATATTTTAATTCCTAAATCTTCTAAATATTCTATCATAATTCTGATTTTATACGTTCTAAATATAAAGCTAAATCTAGAGCCTCTTCTATTGCATGGTCTATCCATTGTTTAACCTCTAGGTCTGTTCGGTCTAAGGTTGTTCCGTATTTCCTTATTCCAGTTTCACTCCTATTCTTTAGAAGTGTAGCTATTCTGTAAACTACAGAATCTTTGTTGTCAATACTAACGAAATCGTAACTCATGTGTTTGTGGTTTTATAGTGAATCAAAATAGATTTTAACTGCCATCCTTCTGCACATATTCTCTAGCTGGTCTTCATCTCTAAGAATCTCGTTTATTTTGTTTTTAGATTCTCTGTCTATTATCCTTTCTTTTAGCTTTATTAAAGTTAAGTTATATATTTCAGAATAATTAAATTCCGTTAAATTATTTTTCAAAATATGTTTAAAAACTTCCAGTGCCATAAATATTTTATCAAAACTCTTATCCTTTGATTTTTTATAAATATCCAGAGCAAAATCAAACATTTCTTGCGTGTCTAATTTAGGCTGCTCTATCTGAATAAACTCCTTCTTAGGTTCTACATAGTTTGCTCTTACATATCTTGCATAAGCACCCATCATTCTGCTTAGGTAAAGAACAGAAAAGTTCTGGTATGTTTCTGGATTCTCGTCTAGCTTATTTTTAGCCATTAACTCAAAAGCTAGGTCTAGTTCTCCTATTGGTAGGTTTCCGTAATCTTTTTGAAGCATATCTACCATATAAGTAATTTCTGGCTTACTAGGGACTTTATCACCTTTGATTCCTAGAATCATTAAACCCTTTGCAATAACCTCTATAACCTTGTTAGAGTGACAATCTTTTAATTTCATTGTCTGCTTCGCTAGTGTTATTTCTTGCATTTATGTAATCTTTAGCGTTTTGAATCCAGTCTTGATATTGTTCTAATTTGTCTTTTTTCTCTTCTTTAATTTCAAATAAACCTTTCCAGCGATTTATTATACTTAAAGATACAATTTTCCGCGCAACCTCTATCCGTTCTTTTGAAATTTTTACTAGGTTGTTTAAAGCTAGTTGTTCTGACTTTTGGCTTTTAAATTTATCCTTATGTTCTTCCTTTTTGTATTCTGTCCATTGTTCCCATAATTCTTTCCATTCTTCTGAAAGAAAAAACAACTCTGTATTTATATTATTATTATTAATCTTTCTATTAATCTTTATATTATCTTTTAGGTTTTCTAGGGGAGGTATATCATTTTTTTGAGGGAGGGTATCTGACTTTTCTGATAGAGGTATATTAGAAAACTTATCTAGTCTTAGCATTAATATCCTCTGTTCTACTTGCTGCTTGTCATTTCTATATATAATTCTACTGATATACTCTTTCTTTTCTAAATCTGTTATACATTGGCTAATTGTAGCCTTATTTACATTTAATAATTCAGAAAAATATTCGTTACTAGCAAAACAATATCCTCTTAAATTAGATAATCCAGATATTAAACCCATCAATAGCTTTTGTGTAGAAGATATATCTTTAGCTATTAAATATCTAGTAGGTACATTTGAAAACCATTTTAAATCCTCCATAAAATAAAAAATCCTAATAGGGTTCTGGTTAGCCGACCTTCCCCCCATTAGGATATAAAAAAGTTATTATTATGAAGTCGGCTACCTTCATAAAACGAATATACTACTTTTCTTCTAAAATAAACCTAATCTTATCCACTTTATCTGCGTAATCCTCATCGGTTTCTATCATGTTTTTAGCAGTCTTTATGGAATGTGAACAAGTAGCATGGTCTGTATTTCCTAGAGTATTGCTTATATCTACTAGGGTCATATTGGTGTATTCCCTTAATAAATATGCTGCACAATGTCTAGCTAATACTACTCTTTTACGTCTTGTATTCTCCCTGCACTCTGTGTTAAATACCTCATTTACTAGGTCTACAACTTTATCTGCAGGGCAGGTTTTTCTTTTTAGGCTTACTGGTTCTTCATCCAGTAGGCTTTCTAGTCTGTTAATCATTAAGTAATGTGATTTAATAAGTGATTTAATTTGTTCTCTTTTCATTGTGTTTGTTTAGAAGGGTAGGTCTGTTTTAGGTTGGTCTTCTTTAACCATTACTGAAAATTGCTGGTTGCCAAATTTATCTAGCTTGTCAGATTCAAAGCATAGGTACTTGTCATAGCCTTGCTCATTCTTAATAGATAGTTCTAGATACTCTTTACCATTCTTAGACTTTCTCTTAGTCAAAAAGATTCCTTTAGCGTAATTCGGTTTCTTGTCCATTGTTTATTTCATTTAAAAATTTAACTTCTTTACATGGGTTTTTTTCCCAATCATTTAAAATATCTAGCAAAAATCTAAATCTAGTATCATCATACCATGCGTGATGGAAAATCTTTGCCATGATAAGTTGTCTGTCTGCAGGTGATATTTCTTTAAAAGAATTCATAAAAGAGAAAGTTTAGCTTTTTCAAAACTGATTATAGTTCTAATAGCTTCCATTTGATGTACTCCACTAGAGTAGCACTTTTCAAAGCCAGTCTTTAACCTAGTCCAGTCTTTAGCTTTAGCTTTAACCATCATGTTAAAAGTAGATGCAGAGTATTTATCTAATAGTTCTAGGTTAACTTGACATTCAATATCTATAACCTCGTCTATCTTATACTGACATTCTACTTGGTATTGTCCTGCTTTGGCTATTAGTACTCCTAGCTTATCTAATCTGTCTAGTAATGGCTCGTATTCGCTACCCATTGGCTTTTCTAGGAAAGCTACCATTCTACTATAGTGGTCATTTAGTTTTTCCAACATTGAGTGCTTTTTTTATGTCTGATTGATTGTAGTTTAATCCCATTGCAATTCTGTCCTTATCTTGAATCTGATTCATTTCTAGATTTTGGAAGGCTTTATCAAACTCCTCTGCAGTTTTTATATCCTCAATTCGTAAAGCTAGAACCTCTTTTTGTCTTTCTTCATAGGTTGTATTCTCCAACATAGATAAAAGTTTAAGCCTAGCTTCTTCTCCTACTTCGTCTACTCTATTAATAGCCTTGTTAACTTCCTCTGCAGATGCTATGCCTCCGTCTATTCCTATTCCTGCCATTGCACATGCTCTACCCACTGCAGATGTTTCTGCGTTCTCTAGGGCTGAAGTATGATTAACCTCTTTGTAATTGTTGGATTCAATTTCTTGTGCTAGTCCAGTATAAGTCCATTCTGCATCTCCTTTCTTGATTATAAGAGTTGCCTTAACTACCCACATTTTGCGTTCTGGGAAATACTGGTAGTCTGTGTTAATTGCGTAATCGTAATGCTCCGCTAGATGCTTCAGCCTTTCGCTGACTGTGACATAGTCCTTGCCTTTGATTTTAATTGTGTTCATTGTGTTTGGTTTTATTGCAGTTAGATAGGATGCTGCACCCCTTGTTTAATTTATGCAGTTATTGTTACTTTTTTTACAGAATATTTGCTGCCATAACATTCAAAGCAAATACCAGCACAATAATAATTAAATTGTGGTATTATACCTTTGCCGTTACATCTTTCACATTCACAAACCTCAAGACCACTAACTGAAATAGATTTAACGTGTTTATCAGATATAGAAGGATTTTGTATAAATGAACCAACTTCTTCAAGCAAATCCTTTGCTGAAAAACTATTTTTATAAACTCTACGTCTCCAGCCATAGCCAGTAATCTCAATATTAAACTTGATTAAATTACCATTTGAATCTACATGCTTAGGATTAGTCCAGATTTTACCATCCTGCTGAATCTTGATTGAAATAAAGCCATCTGTCAAAACCTTATCTAAAGCCTTAACAAAAAAGTTTCTATTATCTCCTTGATTAGGTCTACCGCTTTCTAAAAATAATTGATTTACCTTGTTCATTGTGTTGTGATTTATATAGCAAATATAAAGCTATTTTTAATAAACAAGCACTTTTCCACAAAATTTTTATATAAATTATTTCTATAGCCTATAAACAAAATCTATAGAAAAAGCCCTAACTTAGAAAAGTCGGGGCTTAAACCACTTATAAAACACAATGAGTAACAAAAATAAACCTATTGCAATTACTGACCATTTAAAGTTATTCGCACTCTTTAACTTTGTTTTTAACTCTGTCTTTTCTTTTTCTAGCTTTCTAACTTGTGCAGATAGGTTAGCAGTATCTTTTGCCATCTTGTCCATAGTTCTATTTAACTCTAGGACAATAGCTAAATCTTTAGAATATAAGTCATTTAGAGCCTTTTTATGACCCTTTACTGCTTGTTGTAGCTTAGCAGTTGATTCTACATATTTAACCTCTAGAATCGTCTTATTTTGCGTTACAATAAAAGTATCTATTGTTTCTGTCTTGATGTACTGCGTATCCGAAAAAAAGCTAGTATCTATTCGCACAATAGTAGTATCACATGGGTACTTCTCTGCACAAAATTTAACTAGCTTCTTTTCAGAAACACAACTAAAAAATAAAATACTAATTAGAAGAATCCTCATTGTTTTTCATTTCTTCTGCAATCTGTTGGTTTACTTCCTGCAGTTGTTTTTGAAGATACTCTAGCTGGGCTAAAAGGTCGTATGCTTTAGCCTTCAAAGATGTGATATTATCCATAAACTAAATTTTAACAAATATACATATTTTTTTACCAAGTGCCATAATCCCCTACAGACCATTCTCTATTTGCTGCTAAGTCAAAAACTACATCGTTTATAGTTATTGTTGTAGTTGTAGGAACAGAGCCAGTATCTGTAGAAGTTATTGCAGTCCATTGTGGAGCAGCCGAAGTAGTTCCCGTTCCCGTTTGGCTTAGGAACATTTTAGTAGTGGTGATATTCGGGCTTCTCCTCACTGGTGCTCCAGCAGCGTTAGAATATACAATGTCTCCTAATGAAGTAAAGACATTAGCCATCCCACCTAAACCTGCTAAAGTATATTCTGGAATATTTAAAGTAGTGCCGTCAAAAGTTGCAGCACCATTATTTCCAGTTGTAGTTAGTATTAATGTGTTTTGCTTATCGTTAAATATAGTCCAATCACTTGCTAATAAATAACCATCTGTAGAAACGTCAGCCGCAGGAATAGATAGGGTATTTGTTCCACTATCATAAGCTAGGGGTGCAGTAGCTATAAGGTCATCTATTACCTCAACTGTCCAGTCTCTATCTTGTGTTAGGTCATAGCTAACATTGTTGATAGTTAGAATCCTAGAAGTAGGAACATAAGCTGAACCAGAAGAAGCAGAAGTAATTGGTTGTATTACTGGCATTAAACG